GGAAGGGGCTTATTTATGACAATAAAGAGGGGTTTGTTGATGGTTTGCAATATGATAGCCCATCAGTGAGAAGAGGGCGGAAATATCCAAAAATCAGCATCGCCAAATTCTTAAAATGGGCGGAAGCTGACATTACAGAAACAATGCCAAAAGGTAAATGGAGATATGCGAGATGACGGAACAAGAAAAAGTGCGGTTGGATGAAATATTGCAACAAGCAGCAATGCAGCTTATTAAAGCACAAACCTATCTTCGCACAGGGAAAGCTCAATATGCTGCTGTTTATGTGGAAAATGTACAGAATTTGTTGCCAGGGTTGAGAATGAGATTAGGGAGATGAGTGAAATGGAAGAAAAAAAATATGCAGTAACGTTTGAGTTTAAAGTTGGAGTCAGTGATGACGATTTAACTTTTAATGTCAACACAGAATACCATCAAATGACAGCTTTATATGTTAAGGATGCGATGACTTGTTTGATGTTTAAGTTACCTGAAATTGTGAGAGCGGGTTGGATTGTGCTTGAGGGTATGGACGATAACGTTAAAAGTGGTTTCGAACACAAAATAAAATTAGATTTTTGCACCCAAGATGGGGATGAATGGGAGGTTAGTGCGAAAGTCGAAAATCCTAATGAAACTGGCCGTATGTTGATTGGCTTTATTGAAAAAATTCTTTTGAAGGATCCAGTTATTGACGAGATTCTTCAGCGAACAAAATAAGGGGGGATAATAATGAGTGAAAATAATGGATGGATTAAGTGTTCTGACGAATTACCAGCAATATTTGATCATGATGGTTCAGAACGAAGCAATATTGTTATTTGTTTCGGTCAAGAAGAAGATGTAGATAAAAGATCTACATATTTCTTTGCCTATATGATAAAGGGAAATCGTTTTTATGGCTTTAACGGCGAATGTGCACATGTTACCCACTGGCAACCACTGCCACAACCACCTGAGGAATAGATTATGCCAAATTGGTGTGTAGGAGATTTAAAAATTAGAGGCGAGCTCGCTGATATAACGCATTTTTTAACGGAATGCATTGAAGGTTGCGAGTGTGACATTGATGAATTGGGCACGTTAGAAATCAAAAACATTAGAGGGCAAGCAATCAAAGGGGCCCGACGTGTTTTTTGCGACAACCCAAATGAAATCATTGAGGGATATGAGTTGGAGAATGGGTATATCGTTGTCATACCAATCTCAGCTGCATGGGTATTAAGTCCGCCTGAAATGATTGAATTAAGCAAAAAATTTAATGTTGATTTTAGGTTTTATGGATTTGAATGGGGGCAAGCATTTAATCAAGAGTTAGAAATCATAAAAGGCGTATTAACTTTAGATAAATGTATCGAATTTAAAAATTACATTTGGGAATGCCCTATGCCTAATCTTGGAGGATAAAACCCATTTACAGCCCATTAAATCTCCCCTAGCCCCTCTTTACAAAAGAGGGGGATAAGTGAGATGAAGTGGGCTGAGTAATGTGTTTTAAACCTAGTTTAAAGGAGTTTTAAAATGAAATGTAAATGCCCGGCTTGCGGGGCGTTGAGCTCGTTGGATGTGCTAATTGCCAATAAAGCCGCTAGTGATGCCTTAAATGCAGCGTTGTTGGTTAATGGCGAACTTGGTGAAGCATTGATCCGTTATTTGGGATTATTTCGTCCAGCGAAAAGTGCGCTCACTTTTGAACGTGTTGCTACGATTTTAAGCGAACTCACGCCAATGATTAAATCACAAACCATTCGGCGCGATGGTCGTGATTTTCCAGCGCCGCCTGAAACGTGGATTTATGCCATTAATCAGATGATGGCAAATCGCGCCAACTTTACCTTGCCGATGAAGTCGCACGGTTATCTATTGGAAATTATCGCCGGATTTAAACCGGTTAGCACAGCAGTGGCGGTTGTTCAATCGGTGAATCACAGCCATTCGGCGCAAACGACACGTGCGCCGAGTAGCAAAATGAACACAGTGCGGGGAGCGTTGGAATGGGCGCAGGAAATCAGTGGCTAAAGCCGGTGCTGGCAAAAGGGGTGTCAATGCTGATTTTGTTGCGGTTGAAAAATTCGCCGACGGAAGATGTGATTAAACCCACGTTGGAGGCGTGGTATCGAGTTATTACTTATAAACGACACTATGATCAACCATTAGACCAACCAAGATTTGAATCAGCTTTTATGCTTTGGGCACAAAATAATGAATGGTTTCCGACGCCAAAAGAATTTTTAGCTACTTTGCCACGTCGAGAATATCCGGAATTGCCACCGCCTCCGCCAAAAAGTAAGGAAGAACGAGCAAAGGATGCAGAATTGCAGCGACAACACATAGAACGTATGCGACAAATTTTAAGAGGAGCAAGAATTAATGAATAACCGGAAAAGATTAATCGCGAAAATCCATATCGGCAAAAGCCAGTTGGGGCTTGATGATGAAACCTACCGTGGTTTGCTTGCCAACACAACAGGCAAAACCAGTTGCACTGAAATGTCGGATGATGAATTGCATCAAGTGTTGAATGTGATGGTGCAAAAGGGCTTTAAATCCGGCTCTAACTTTTGGGGCAATCGTGCCGCACCGCGTGAAGATAAGAAAATTTATCTGGCAAAAATCACCGCACTTTTGGCAAAACACGGTTTAACCAAAGAATATGCCGACGGCATTGCCAAGCGATCTTTTAAAGTGCAGTTTGTACATTGGTTACAGCCATGGCAGTTGAAGAAGGTGGTGCAGATGTTGGCAGTGTATGATCGGAATAAAAAGGCGTTGTAAGAAATTGTTGGTAGGTGTAAATTAAAGGCTCTTTGGAGTCTTTTTTATTGGATTTTTTATGAAGAATTTATTTGTGATTATATTGCTTGCCAGCTCTTTTGCTGTCAATGCAGGGGTGTTTGACCATGCAAAAGAAGAAATTAAAATATTCAAAGATTATCCGTTTGATATTCATAAGAATGATTTTTTAGAGCGATTCAAGTATTTTGGAAAATGTATGGCTTATTCCGAATCTAGAATTTGTGCTCCTGAAGGATATGAATCGCTTTATGGAGCAAAATTTAATATAGTCATTACTTTAGATAAAAATAAAACAAATGGAGTTATTCTTCGTCTAACCGATGCAAGTATTGCAAGAGCTGATTTTTGGGAATTATTTCGAGGATTAATTAAATCAGGTTTTTCTCTTTATCAAGTTGAGGATAAAGATGGTATTGCAAATCGTTTTGACGATATTTTAGCATCAACTAAAACAGGACAGAAAATAAATAATGTTGATTCAAAATTAGATATTCTAGAATCAAAAGAGCGTACATCTCAAAAACTCTTTTATGTAGAAACCGATAAGTTGAATTCAATTTTGAAGTCAGGGCAAAGATTTTCTTCATCAGAAGATATAATTTCTAGACTTCCAAAAGATACAAGATTTATTGAAATGGACGTAATGAGTTTTCACGGTCAGAGTTATTCAGTTGAAATAAAAATATCATTGCCTAAACTGGAAGTTACAAAGGCAGATGACCGCCCTATTGAAAAGTTTTAGTCAAATCCCACTTCGGTGGGATTTTTTTTATCTTTTTTTTTTCAAAAATACCGCCTTTTTAAAATTTCCGTGTGAGAATGAGCAAAAAATAACATTGCGGAGGTGATTATGGTGGCGAATTTGGAAGATGTAGCGGAACTTCTACCGGAAACCGTGCAACAGATGGTTGATTTGGTTGGGTTTCCTACTGTTGAAAAGATCATTACAAACTTTGGTGGGGCAACCTTTCGATTTACTGATGGGGTGCATTATTTTCCTAAGCTTAAAGCATTAATTGGTTTGGAAAGTGCGGTGAAATTACGAGAGGTTTTTCGTGGGGAGTGGCTGTATATTCCTCGTTGCCAAACAGCATTGCGTGTGTTGCGTAATTATCGTTTTAAAGCCGATTATGATTATCTTACCCAGCATTTAAATAAATCAGGGCGTATGGCTATGCTTGAGCTTTGCCCTAAATATCAACTTTCTGATCGGAGCGGTTGGGAGATTTTGGCACAGGTGCGCCATCCTGAAGAAACCCATAATCTTGCCTTGTTTTAGTGCTGAAACCGCTCCTCTCTTCATCTTACTCTCTTTTTTCGATAATACCCTTAATCATTAATAGATTAAGGGTATTTTTTTATGTCTTTAAATTTTACACAGATTTTCAACCGTTTAATTGGTCATGAAGGCGGCTACGTTAATGACCCAAGAGACCCAGGAGGTGAAACCAATTGGGGGATTACTAAACGCACAGCTCAGGCAAATGGTTATCAGGGCAATATGCGTGCGATGACTCGTGATCAGGCTTTTAAAATCTACTACTCCGCCTTTTGGTTGCGTTATCAATGCGACAAGATGCCTGAAGCGGTGGCTTTCCAATTTTTTGATGCGGCTGTAAATCATGGATTAGGTAATGCAAGCCGTATGTTGCAACGTGCGGTGAATGTGGCGGATGACGGCATTATTGGCAATATGACCATTGCGGCAATTAAGAAGATGGCGATATCTGATGTGATTATGCGTTTGAATGCAGAACGCCTAGAGTTTTATTGCAAACTTGGCACTTTTGCAACCTTTGGTAAAGGCTGGGTTCGTCGCGTGGCGGGCAATCTTAAATATGGAGCAATTGATAATGAAGTTTAAATTTTTAGGCGTGTTTAAACGCATGTTTAGCTGGTTAGGCAATAAAGGGAAACAACCGAAAAAACGACCGCACTCTTACAGTAAGAATGCGTGGAGTTATATCGCACGCGGGAGACCAACCCCAGCTAA